CGAACTACAGCTTCGTTCACCGTGGTGCGACGAAGCCAAGACATTCCTTCTTCAAATTCGGCAACCATCTGTTGCCGATATTGAATCATTTCCGCAGATTCTGCCATTTTAGGCATCTCCTAAGTTGGTTGGAAGATGCCGTCGTTCAGGTTGTCTCCATCCGATATTTGGCGGGTTGTCCCATCGCGAAGATAGGCGCCGCCTCAGTATCCTGAAGCGCTTTACGAACGGTTGTGAAATGTTGCGTACATGGCGCCAGTTACGGGTTGTCCATGTTTAACAACAGTAGGTATCAGGATCGCGCCTGAATCTTTTGTTTCGCAGCGATCAATTCAGCCTCACGGCCTTGGACCTGCTGCGAGAAGTATTTCCGTTTGTCTGTCTTACGAAGCGCTTGAATCTCTGCAAGCTCATCATCGATAGACTTGCCGCCAGCCGATGCGTCATCGACAACCATCGCTGAGGGGTTGATTTCGTGGGAAAGGCTCACAAGGAAGCGGATCATATCAGGATCGTTCCCGATGATCCGACCGTCAGCCGTTCTGCCACCCATCAGCCGAGAGAATAGCGAACCCTCGTTCTTGATGTCATTCCCGCCAGGGGCGGTGGCGAACAAGCCAGCAATAGCTGTCGTTTTCCGCTTGAATGTGGCACCAAGCTCTTCCTTTAGCGCCTGTTCTGATTCACGGCGGAAGATGTCGTCGGCTTCGTCGAGAGCGGCAGCCTGCTCTTCCTGCTTCTGGTAGTACCAGTCTACGACTTCATTCAGAGCGGCTGGAGAAGTGCCAACTTTGTGCGCACGCTCTGCAAGCTCTGCAATCACCTTCTTGTCGTCGTCGCCAATGACAGCGCCGTTCGCCAGTTTGATGAGGGGGATGTAATCCGCTGGCTTCTCAGGAACCCCGATGGCTTTGTGGTATTGCGCAATATCCTCTGGAGTCGCATCCTTGCCTGGGACGCGAACAAGATTGCCGCTGGTTAGCTTCCCTTCGACCTCCCGATACATGCCGTACACACCAGACGGATCGCTAATGCGCTCAAGGCGTTTCAGTTCCCGTGTGTAGGCTTTCTTGTCACCAGCGGCGACACGCTCAGCAACCTTCTGCCGCCAGTCGTCGGGCCAGTACGGCTTCTCAGGGTCTTTCTTCTCCGGCGCTTCGTCAGCGCTAGCGATAGTGGCCTTGCCAGACTTGTCGGCAACCTTGCCACCCTTGGCTGCAACAGCGTCGTCAACAACTGCAGCAGCTTCGGTGGCGTCGTCAAAATTATCGTCAGATGTATCGTTGGTATCAATGTCAGAGTCTGTCATGTTTGGTCAAAAGTCCCTGTTTAAGCTTCATAAGTTTGATAATGGCGAGACCTACTGAACGCCTGCCTAGCATGTAGGCGATAGTATCTTGACTATCCGGGCGGAATGGTTCGTCATACGTCGAAGCGGCGCTATTGATTATCCAGTCAAGAGCACGCTGGCATTGCCCCTGAGACGGCGGGTTGTCGGTCATTCCGCTCGCATACATGGCAATGGATTGAATGGCGATGATGTCTTCGTTCGAATACGTTGGCGGATGCCACTGTTCTTTTGCGCTCACTGAAGTGTCATGGCCCCTGCTGTTTGGTCAGCTTTCATGAGTGAGTCGGCCCCCTTACCGCCTTGCTCCACTGCCTGCCCCAGCGACATGGCCTCAGCCATAGCCTTCTGCGCTTCGGCCTCCTGCTGTACCTCTGCGCGCTTCTGAGCCACTGCCTCTACGGGCTTGAACCATTTGGCCTTCCACCCTGATGCGCGCATCGCATCGCGTGTGGCTTGAGTGATGTCAACGTTCTCCATCTGGGATGGATCAATCTGAGCGGCTGGCATAACAATACGTGTCATGACATCAACGTATACGTCAGCGTCAGTCTGTTCTGCCAACTCATCAAGCGGCGACCGGAACTTGAATTTCAGTTCCCGATCTGACAAAGACTCCGGCATGTACTGCATCGGAAACGCGCCGTTCTCCGAAAGCAGATTGAACACCAGTTGGCACAGCGGATCGTTGTAGTTGTTCTGGATCGGTTTCGAAATTGGCGCGGCTGCGCGGATGTGCTCTTGGATGCGTCTGCGAACTTCAGTCGCGGTCATCTCTCCGCGAGACTCCGGAAGCTGCATCTTATCCAGGAAGAACCCGGATCGGATGTCCTCTTTGATCGCCTTCTCAATTTCAAAGCCAACCGGCATGCCACCGCCATCGCGCGTGATTGGCCGTAGAACCTCACCAAGGCGTTCGTCGTATTCCATATCGGCCGTGGTGATACCGCCAGCGTAGAGCGCTATATCGCCGCGTATGGCGTCGGTTACGGCGAGCATCGGCGGGTCTACGAACTTTTCAGCGGCTTCGCGCATTGTACGCTTGATCACCTGAAGCGTCCGGCCATCGGGAAGGATGACAGCCGTTGCCATTGATGTCCCGTATTGCGTACCGGAAACAATCTGCCACCGTGGAACTACGTAAGAGAAGTGGTTGAGGCCAACTTCTTCAAGAACGGTGTTCGTATCAAGTTCGATATAGATCGAAATGAATGGAAACGTCTTCCCGAACTTTGACTTGTACTCATACAGGCGAGACGGCATGACAACATGTCTGCACTTGAAAGTCTTGTGAGGCTCTTTCTCGCACGCTTTCTTAACGTCCGAGCTGACCTTCTCCTTAAACATGTCGCGCAAATGACGGGCGGTCGGCAACCACTCGCGATGGAGGCAGTCGATCTCTCCATCTGCATTCTCAGCCCAAGCGCAGTCCCGGAGGTGATGGTTTTTGAATAGAAGGCCATTACCGTTTTTATTAACGGTTCCCTGGATGATGGCATTGCCAAACGTTACGAGATCATGATCCGCTTGAGCGCTTGTCGTAACGAAGTTGGCGATGGGATCGCTGAACGCTCTCATCTGGATTTTTGACAGATGTTCCAGAAAGATACGTTCGCTGTCGCCTTCGTCAAGTTCATCGTCATCGACGTGAATCGACATCCACTTGTCCGGACGAAGAAACTCAGCCATCATATTACCAAGCTCTCGACGTGCGAGTACCGGATATGACGAGAACAGATGGTTGGCAAATTCATCTCCAACATTTCGTTGCGTCGTGAAATCAGCGCGCTCTGGATAAAAGTTCAGCGCTAGTTCTTGCCAAAGAGAATCGACGGATCGCTTTGAAGCGAACAACCTATTCCCGATTTCGATTACGTCCCTAGCGCGCGTATCCATTTATGTTAAGCTCCCAACTTCTGGCCGCTCGAACCAGATGCTGTACGCGTCATGTCCGTCATGATAGTCGATTGGCGCCCTTGACGCTGGAGCGCAGCAGAGCGCGTGCGCGTAGCAGCGGCGATAACTTCAGGATCGGTAGCGGTAGGCATGCGAACCGTCTTCGGCGCCTCGATCTTCGGCATCGCTGGCTGCTTGAACATATTAGCCATAGTTGTTTTTCCTTTTGGTGCTGTGATAACCCAAGAGCACGCGGGGTTCACGTTTCGTCTTGTTTCGCTGCTCCCTTGCTATCCCAGGAAACAACGTCGTTAGCGCCCAAACCATCGCATCGGCACGATCCGGAGACTTGTCGCCGCGAAATCCGCCCGTAGTCATGGCGCATAACTGGTATTCAAGTTCAGAAAAACGTCCGATTAGAGAGACTTTGCCTTGCTCAAACAGGACGGCTATAGGCTCAGCGCGAACTATCTTGCCGCGAGACGCATGTACTTCTCTGAATGCCAGGGGTAGGCCGTCATCCTGTTGAGCAGTTCGGATAACCTCTCGCACCATGGCGCCGCCATAGTTTGTTTCAGCAACGACAGCATCAGCCTTCCATCTGTTATAGGCAGATGCGACGATAGTCTTCCACTTCTCAGGGCCGAACCGTCCAGATAGGTCTTCGAGGATGTAACCCCGTCCATCCGTACCTAGACCCGCAACAATGATACCGACCTCATCAGAGCGCAAATCCTCAACGCCGGAGCACCCCGATGGGTCAACGGCGATGATGATGCGTTGGAAGTCTGGCAGTTCTCCATCTAGGATGCGGCCTTTGTCCAGGGCCTCTGGCGTCCACAGCGCAGTCTCGTCGTCATCACTAAACACGCCAAGGAGGAACCGGCGACGGCGGCGTTCGTCCAGGTTCTCCAGTTCGGTGAGATACCCGTCTTTTAGGTTTTCAGCGTTGTGCGTGGGGTTAAGCTGAAGGGAGGCGTAATTTTCTTTGTTGCTTATCGGCTGATGACGGTCGGGGTCAATCTTGTCTATAAACGTCATGTATGTCCAGTGACGTTTGCTGGACGGATTGCAGTCGTAGAACATCTTATTTATTAATGAGGTGTTCTGCGCAAGTCGAGTAAGGGCTATTGCTCTTGATGAATACGGTATCTGCGAACATTCATTTAGAAATATCGACGCGTATTCTTGGCCAAGAATTTTTTCTGTTCGTTCTTTTTCATCAAGGCCACCGAACCAAATCTCAGAACCATTCGGTAACTTGAAACACCATAGAGATTTGTCTAGCTTACATTGATCCTCTATCCCAGGGAAGCAAAGGTGCATCACCTTCGGCAGGGTATCCATGGCGATAGACGTTACAACGTGATTGAACCTGAACCTCAGAATGGCATGGCGGCTCTGGCAGGATAACGCTCTCTCGACTATGTTCCTGACAATGATAAAAGTCTTACCGGAGCGAGACCCACCGAATAGCATGCAGTGAGTCGCAGGAGATTTTAGTATCTCTACCGCTTCTTCTTGACGCGCCGTTAACTTGCAGTTCGCGCCGATACGTGCCCTTACGGCTGGAGCGCTGAGCAGCTTCTTTAGTTCTGCCGGTTTTAATGTCTTTAACAATCTCTCGACATCATCTACCGTTTGAACGACGGTTCCGTCTAACACTGCGCCAGCATGTCCTTATTGAATCCTCTGATATTTTCTAGCATGCTATGTGACGCACAGTTGGTGGAGAACCAAGCATCGTCCCATGCTGGCGCCCATACGTGGCGACTTTCCGTTACAACTGGAATGTCATCTATTCCTAAAGCGATAGCACAAGCAACGCGATGGCTACCGTTAAGAAGCTCTCCGTTGAGATCAACTGGAATAGGAAATTCAAAATTATACCCTGCCTGCATAGACTCAAGAAGTTCAAGAGCTGACGATACATAATCATCGACGGATAGCTTCCACGTGTCGGTGGCAAGACCAGCCCTCAATCTCTCTCCAGATCGAGTGATTATATGCCAGCAATACACCCTATCAATATACTCGTTAAAGCCACCATTTAGGCGGGACTTGAAGAACGCCCACTTTACTGCTATGTCTAGTCGGCGCGGCGTTACCAAGCTGATCGGCGGAAAAAGCGAGAAGTTGACTTCTTGCGGCATCGGGAGATTGATTTTGGACATCAACTTCGATAATGGGAACGCCTCTGGCACGAAGCACCTCTTTCGCTATACGGATGGCTGGCTGAACTAGAGGAACCTGATACGAACGATTTTCGTGCGCAGTGGCCTTAACTTTTTCCCTGGCTTCATTCCTAGCCAGCAGCGTCTCAATGTCAGCCTCAAGAAATGCGACACCGAGGCTAATCGGCATCTTCCAGAAATATCCACGGATCAAGTTAACATCGGCACCCTGTTGATGAAGACGCCAGCCGAACCCTAGCCCGCGCTGCACAAGCCCTGTCTGGATATACGGCCTATCGCCTT